TTCACGGTACCAAACCTTGTACGCGGAGATGGCGCCCAGGTCCTGATCGAGACGCAGCAAGTCGGTGTTAAGCTCGATGTTAGGCCCGCACACGACGCTCGCATTATCGAGCAGCATGCGCACAGCGGCTGCGACCATCATCTGGCTGTCGCGGATTGCTTGCGGCAGCCCGAAGCCAACCGGACTCGTGTCGTCCTCGTCGAACAAGAACGTGTGGATCATCTTCGGTATAGGTACCGAAGGCATTTCCTTGGCGAGAGCTTCCCAAGGATTGAGACGCGCACCGATGACGTTGGCATCGAGCATCCAGATTTCCGCGTCGATGAAATCGGAAAGGTTGTCCGGAGGAACCTCCACGCCGACCTCCTGAAGCAGCGTGCCGTCTACCGAGCCATGCCACACCATGACCTCGTATTTCATCGTCTCTGTTTTCATCTCATTGACGTTGACCTTGACACCCATCGCCCGCAGCTCGATCTCGAACTGCTGCGCGCGGTAGTTACCGATCGGGTAGCGCTGTAGATAGGAGTCAATGACATTCGTGAAAAAGTCAGGACGGCCGCCAAGCTCTTTTACCTGAGTGCGACTCATGACGAGGCGCACGAAGTAGCCGTCCATGCCGGTGAGCGTCTTGGCGCTGAGATCGGGGTAGAAGTCCCACACAGGGAGGAACTCGAAATAGGGTTTGAAGACCGTCTGCTTGACCGGCTTGACGATCGGCATCGGTGGAGACGGCGGCCCCGGCGCAGCCGGCGGCGCACCGCCGTTCATTTGCGAAGGTGGCGCACCGCCGTTCATTTGCGGAGGTGGCGCACTGCCGTTCATTTTACCCGCTGTGGGTAACCCCATACCCGGCGCCCGCGATGGGGGCAATCCCGGCGGATTAGGCGGACCGGGTGGTCCAGGTTGACCTGTGGGTAATCCTGGGGGTAACCCCGGCGGAGGCTTTAGCACCTTCCAGGTCACGGTCTCCGACTTGCGCACGAACGGACCGCGCAGGACGCCGAGGCCATACATAATCCCACTACGAATCACAGCCCTGTTAAGGGCAACGTAATCCAGCGCTTGATGTCCGCCCAATTCCTGCAGCTGATCGTCGATGAGCAGCGAGAGCTTGTCTGCTCGCAAGTCGGCATACCGCTCTAGAGCGGTCATTACGTAGCCGTTGAAAGCAAATGAATCAGTTGGATCAGGTGTCGATACACCCGCTAATTGGTCTTTCTCCTGCGCCAATTGGATTGCTTCTCGAATTTCTTGTGTGGTGATGTCCGGCCACGGCGCCGCATGCAGCTCCCAGTTACGCTCGTTGCCCTGGAACATCAGGTTCATGATGCGAGCGAGCACGCTGATGCACTTGGTCCGAGTGATCTTGGGATAAGCCTTGGACCGGTTAGGGCTCATCGCCTTTTCTACTTCGGGATCATAGAGTCCCAGATACTGGCGCTGATTCGCCAGCCACCTTAATTCGACGATGCGGCGATCAGAGACATACTGCATGAACATCTGGTTGAAGCGCTGACCCAACGTGCGCAGCGCCTCGGAGGAAATCTTCTTGACCGGAGGATCGGATGCAGGAGACTCAGACGCAGCCTTGGTAGGCTTGGGCGTAGGGATATCGAGAGCCGGCGGCTTGAGGTCCGGATCGGGATAAGCCTTGGCCGTATTCAGCGGCGGTTCTGAGGTCGGGATCGCCATTCTATCCCATCTACCTTACATGGTACGAGTTGCGTTCTGCCGGACGCTGCCACGGCGCCCCCTGGCGCCGTGCAGCAAGTGAGCCTTGGGGTAGACGGTAGCGCGTCTCGCGCTGGCGGTCTCTATGAAAGAATCTACACAGGTAGCCGAATGCGTCGCCTGGGTGGCTGTAAGCGTTCTTCTCGGGGTCGTGGCCGCGAAGCGTCTCGCGCTTGAGATCGGCGGAATATCTCCAACCCCCTTTGAGCGCACGGATCAGCATCTGGCAACTAGGATCAATCTGCAAAGCCGGTCGGCCTTCTATAAGTGTGTTGGTGTAATGGTCGATGGCATCCAGGCGCAACGGAAGACGATTGTTGCTTTCCACGTCCACGTCGTAGTGCTGGCGGAAAATCTTGACGACCGTACGCTCGTCAGTCTGGGTCCGGCTCGCTGCTGCGGGATCAGCCGCGACAATGACGCGGCTCACCTGCGGGAACCTGTTACGCAGCAGCGGCTGGAGCTTTTCCTGGATGAGACGTTCGGCGCCCATGCCCTGCTGAATTAGTTCCGCGAAAACCCTTATGCGGCCGTCGTAGTCCTGCTGGCCGATGATCATGGCCGAGCCGATTATTCCCGGATCGAGGCCGACCACCAACGGGAAGTAAGGATTAGGTGTCAGAGTATTGGGCAGCGCAATATGGAGGTCGGCGCGGAAGCCTGACACCACCGCCTTGCCGGCGATCGAGAAGCCCCACTCGGCGTCGACGAACTGCCGGACCCAGGCTTCACCTTTGCCGGCGATCGCGTCGAGGTAGTACTGCTTGCCGCCGGGGAGGTTCTCCAGGTTTTCTGCATCGAGGCTCAAGCCTCCGGGCTGGTGGTAGTAAGACGCGATCGGCTCCAGCGTCGCCGGGCTACCTGCAGGGGCCACCCAGGTGGCGACATCACCGATACTGTCGGGAACCAGCTGGGGCACCGGGATGCCTGTCGGGCGCTTGTACCGGCGAACCGCCGGTCCGTGCAGGTAGTCGTACCACCAGACGTCCTCCGTTCCCGGGTTGGACGATCCCCACATTCCCCAGATGGTGACCGGGGTCCCATCTGGTTGTCGGTATCGTCCCAGCCGGGCGCTGAGCGCGTCGACGATCGCCTTCGGGATTTCCACGAACTCGTCGATGATGGCGAAGTTGATTTCAAGGGAGAGCACACGACGGACGTCATCTGGCGTATCCAATGGACGGAACAGCACCGTGCACTCGACGTCGCCGTAACGAAGGATGAAAATCTTGTCGGTGGCGCTCCACTGGCCGGCGACACCGTCCTTGAACCAGTACTCCCATGACGCCAGCGTCGTGTCCTTGAGCATGGGCAGCGTGTTGCGGACGATGACGGCCTTGGTCCGGCGTATCCCGTCCGGGCTAGGCTGCTGCTGCATCGCCATGTAGATCAGCTTGAAGAACAGCGCCGTGGTCTTGGCGGACCCTACGGGTCCGACGATCCAGCTGTAGAACAAGCCCTCATAGCGGCAGTCCTTGATGAATGCTTTTATGGTTGGCGCTGGCTTGTAGTCGAGAATAGTTGCCATGTGTCAGGACTTGATATCGGCGCGTTGAGCGTCGGGGCGGGCTTGTAGTCGAGAATGGTTGCCATCTAATCCCAGGCTTCAGGCTTGCTGGGCTTGTCCTGATGGGCAAACTCTTCTCGTGTGGCATCTACTTTCTCGTCACGAGTCTCGAACTCTTCCTCGTTGGTCCGTTCGGTGAGATCGCCCGAATAGGCACGATCGTAGTTGCCGCCTTGCGGGCAGTAGTCGTTATCTTCCGGCGTGGTCGCGGCCGGGACCTTGGGGTCTTTAGGAGGCATGGGATCATCCTTTCTTTGTCGTGGGTGCCGGTGGTGGTGCTCCCTTGCGTAAAGGAAGCTTGGCAAGTTGCGCTTTGCTCCTGCCCTTATCGGCCTTGATGAAGTCCGCGCCTACTTTCTGCGGGATGCCGAGCGTGCTGTTGCCAGCTTTGGCGGCGAACATGGCGCCGCGCTGCTTCTTGCTTTCGGTGGGCATCAGTGCAGCCTCTTTATTCGCATGAGCTTACCTTCCGACGCGCACGCGGTCAGCATGCCCGCGCCACCAGGCGCAGGGCACAGCACGAACATCGCCTGCTCGATGTCGTCGGTCAGCCTCGCTTTGTCATCGGCCATCTGGATCACGACCAGCGTACCGTAGTCCGGATGCTCGAAGATGATGGGTGTGTAGGTCATCGTACCCTGCGTGCCGAGATATAACCGGTCGCGGTTAGTCCCGCCGTGCTGAACGCCGCCTGGGCAACCAGGTAGACGGTAGTCGCCGCAGCGACGTTGATGCGGCTAATTCCTGTCTGCATGAACTGGTTGATCGGCCCTTTGGTGAAAGTCATATTATACTGCGTCATGTTGCCGGTGCCAGCTGCGACCTGAGCCGGAGTCGGCAGAGTCGCGGAAGAAGTGGCGATCGCCGCAGCAAGCGCCGTGGGCACGGTGTTGGCCGCCTCGTTGAAGATCACCACCCCGGAGACCGACCAGTCGCCGGCGGCGAGCGGCAAAGTAGCGACGTTGGCGGTCACGCCCGTGGTGAGCGTGACGGGCGTGGTGACGCTGGCGGAAACCTGCTCACCGACGTTGCCAGCCGCCGCATTCGACCCATCGGTCCAACCAGGGCGGACCAGCGGGCCGGTCATGGTGTCGCCGGCTTTGCTTACGCGAGTCGTGTCGGTCGGATGGACGTGGTCGCCGCGCGCCCAGGAGCCCTGGCTGCCAGCGGCGCCTGTTCCGGCCATTGTAGGGATGCTGCTCGATCCGACCGGGATAGCGGCAGCCGTGATGTACCCGGTCGGGTTGGAAGCGTCGTACTTGGTTGAATCGTGCGGAACGAAAATAAGACTGTCAGAGCCAAGGATCGCCTGATTGCCGGCATTCGCCGAAACGGCGACTGGACCAGGGGTACCTTGCGGACCAGCAGGGCCCGCAAGACCGGGCGGACCTACCGCCCCCGCTGGGCCCGCTGGACCAGCTGGACCAGCCGGTCCAGCGTTTCCTGTGGCACCCGCAGGGCCAGCTGGGCCAGATGGTCCTGGTGCACCTGCTGCGCCGACATCACCGACTGCTCCGGCGGGACCAGGTGTCCCCGGCGGACCGGCGATGCCGGCGGGCCCGGCTTCGCCAGGTGACCCAGCGGGGCCAGCGGGGCCAGCGGGGCCAGCGGGACCAGCGGAGCCATCGGCTCCTGCGGAGCCGGGTGGGCCAGCGGGGCCGGCAATTCCGGCCGCACCCACTTCACCAGGTGGACCGGGCACACCGGGAACTCCGGCGGGGCCAGCTGGGCCGCTATCTCCTGCGGGTCCCGTGGGCCCGGGAGGACCATCTGGTCCTGGATCACCTTGAGGGCCAGCTGGTCCCACGGGCCCGATATCTCCACCCACTCCGGGTGGGCCGGCAGGGCCGGGAGGTCCAGCGGTTCCTTGACCGCTGGTGAGGGGGACCCAGGAAGCATCTTGTCTGGCATATGTCTCACCGGTTATTGGCGCTTCGGGGACCCCGCCACCGCCGCTGCCACTGGCGATAGCGTTCGAAAAAACCCAGCGGGTTCGCTCCCGTTGCGGGTCCGGGTAGACGGTAGCCAGCAGCCAGCCGTCCGCGCCTATGGGGTTCAGCATTTCCTGCGTGCTGGCGGGGTCGCTGGGCGACCACCCGCTGTCGACCACCAGGTACTCGACCGGCGGGCCGACCGCGGTGTCGCGAGTGTCTTTGTCTTTATCTTTTGGCGGCGGGGCTCTGGGCTCTGGCTCTGTGCTCATTTTGCGCTCGCGCTCCCAGCGCTCGATTATCCGCGCGCAGAATATCACCCAGGAACGCCCACGGCTACGCCGTGAGCCTTGAGCTTGCGGGCCACCTCCGCGCAGGTCTCCACCACGCTGATAAACTTGCCATCGGCCGTGAACACCGCGCAATGAACGCCAGGATGCAGCACGGCGGCGCCGCTGCTAGGACCGCGCAGCGCCACCACCTGGGAAGGCGCAACAGCAAGATACTTCCCATCGGGCGCCGTCAGCAGCAACAGGTCGACTGCCAGCACCAGAGGGGTCACTGCGCTTGATCCTCAATCACCTAGATGCAGGTTGATGGTGAGCGCGGTCAGGCTGGCAGCTTGCGCAGTGGCCTGCGCGCGCGCCTTCTGCTCAACGCTGGCGTCCAGTCCGGCACACCTGACTGTGAACATGATGAGCTGCGCCTTCACTGAAGCGCTCACCTCGTTGAGGGGCTTGTGGATCAGCGCCCAGGAAGTCTTCAAAAGTTCTTCGCTCTGGGCGCGCGCCTTGAGCTTGAACGACGCACCTTCCTCCTGGAGGGTCTCGGTCGCCGCCGCAACGGCCCGCCGAAAGGCGGGGTCATCACGCAGCCGCTCGTACTCGGCTTTCTCGATGCCGTAGGCGGCGCAGATTTCACGGACCGGCTGCTGCGCGAGCGCGAGATCGAACGGGAGGGACGGCGGCCAGCCCAGCGAAGCGGGATCGGCCGTCAGGTCCATGAACTGCGTCGTTGCGGGCAGGGTGGTGCTCATACCCAGATTATAGCATGGGTCTACGTTTCACGGGAAACGTAGATGGGTAGCGACCCGCAAAAGTAATTTCCGGCTCATTTGGCCTTGCAGTGTAAATTTTAGTGGGTGGCTAAAATTTATAAAAAATTTTTTAGTACATAAGATGATTTAGGTGAAAAAGTCAAAAAATGTAGGGGGGATGGGCAAGAGCCCGCAGGCACCCGCGCGCAGTCCCCTTGGTACGTCTCTGTTGCCACACAAGAATTCCTGGCCGGGTATAAGACCAGGCGCCGTGACGTGTTACATCATGTAACACCTATTGACTTATCCTATGTAACGTGCTATAACTTGATTTCGGTTCGATGCATTGTGCATTGACCGCAATGCCCTACGGGGCGGAAAGACAGACTCACATGGCCAAGTCCAAGTCCAACGTTAAGTCCGCGCTGCTTTCGTCTGCAGTCACACTTGATGCAGTCAAAGGCGCTGATGGCGTCTATTCGATCACGTCTACGCAAGCCTGCGACATTGCCTACAATGCCGGGCAAGACTATGCCGGGCAGGATGGCTCGCTCACGAAGGCATTTGCGTTCTTCGCGAAAAATGAGACGGTCGTTAACGATATGGTCTACTGCATCGAACAAGGCTATTTCGTGCGGAAGATGGGATATGACCGCGACGAAGCTAAGCGGGTGATCGGTCTCAAGAAGTATAACCATATGAATCCGCAGAAAAATACTGCGGAAAACCGCACGAAAGAACAAGAGACCGTCATGGGCGCCGTTCGCGTTCTGGTATCGCGCGCTAAGCGTATGGCGGGCATTACCAAGCCGGCAGATCAGAACGCGGAAGTGAATCGCGCGGCGGCAGACGCGACAAAAAAGGCGCACGAGTCGCGGCTTATCAAGGCCGATGAAATCGTGAATCCCAAGGATGACGTCGACGTTTTCGACGCATTGAACCGACTCGTGCTGACCATGAAGTCTTTGCAGAAAAAGTATTCTGCGAAGCTTGTCGATGATCGCGGTTCCGAGTGGCGCGATTGGCTGGCCAACGCCCCACGCTAACTGACTCTCGACACTAAGCCCGGGCGCCGCAAGGCGCCCGGGTTTTTTATTGCCTGCTATCTAAAGCCCGGGCGCCGCAAGGCGCCCGGGCTTTTGCATTGCCACGCTGCCACGCTGCCACGCTGCAGGCTCGCACGCTGCAGGCTCGCACGCTGCCACGCTGCAGGCTCGCACGCTGCAGGCTCGCACGCTGCCACGCTGCAGGCTCGCACGCTGCCACGCTGCCACG